CCCCTAAAGGGGGGTAAGAAAACACGTTTCCCTGACGGTCAACGGGGGAAGTAGTCGTGCGAAAGCTCACGCACGACGACTCCTTCCCCTGACCGTTGACAAAGTAGTTTTGTGATCTGCAATACTTTAACGAGGTAAAGCCATGGGAATAGAATTTTTTATGCCGATGAAGCCACCCACGGTGACGCACCAGGAAAAGAAATGGCGGGTGGTCAAGGGCAAGCCGGTACCCTACGAGCCGCCGGAGGTACGGGCGGCACGGTCGAAGCTGACAGCGCACCTGGCTGGACACAGGCCCGTGGAGCCCCTGGCCGGCGCGGTGCGGCTGCTGGTGAAGTGGTGCTTCCCCCGTGGGCAGCATGAAGACGGTGAGTACCGGACCACCAGGCCGGACACGGACAACCTCCAAAAGCTTCTGAAGGACTGCATGACCGCTGTGGGGTTCTGGAGGGATGACGCCCAGGTTTCCAGCGAGATTGTGGAAAAGTTTTGGGCTGAGGTGCCGGGGATATACGTCTGCATGGAACAGATCAATGCAAGGGAAAATTGCCAAGCGATTGCGAATTTGGAGGTGCTGACATGCGCGGGGTGCGCAGAAGACGGGAAATGGGAGTGGGAGTACCAAAATGGGGCCGAGTGTCCTTGCACATACTGCAAAAGACGGGCAGCAGATTGCTACCACCGCCCGCCGGAGGGAGAAGCATGAGACACAAATACACAGCCCAGGAGCTGGACTCCATCACCCAGGAGACCGCAATCTACATTGAGGGTGCAGGGATAGCCCAGATCCAATGGGGCGGCCTGGAGATTGCAGAGGGGTGCAGGGATGGATACCTCTACTGCAAGCACATCAAGCCGTTTAGCCTAGATCTGTACGGCCAATACTGGACGGCCTTTGATGGGCCGCCGGAGGAGGGAAAGTGATGGACATTGAGAAGCTGATTGAGCGGTTGCGCACCGACAGCCTATATGCTGATAAGGCGACACTGGAAATCATGGACTTGTGCATGGAGGCGGCTGACGCCCTCTCCACGCTCCAGGCCGAAAACGCCAGCCTGCGGAAAGAGCGGGATGCGGCTGTGGAAGATGTCTTGGATGCCGCCATTACGCCTTGTTCGTACTGCAAACATGGCCCGATTAACGGCGGAATTTGCGATATGGACAACGATAACCACGAAATGTTTTCGTGTTGGGAGTGGCGCGGCCCGGAGGAGGGGTGAGCATGGAGAGACTGACATACTGGTGTGACAATGGGCATGGTGGTGGAAAATGGTTTGTAGCTATCGATGCCGAAGGAGGAGAAGATTACGGTCCGCACGTTGACCGCCTCGCAGCCTATGAGGAGACTGGCTTGGAGCCAGGGGAAATCGAACAACTTAAGGGTGAGGTTTTCGGCCTAAGATTGGACAAGCAAGAGTTAGAGCAATATCGTGCTCTCGGCCCCATTGACCGCCTCCGCGAACTGGACCAAGCGCACAAGGAAAATCGGGTATTGCCCGAGGGAAGTGGCTGGTTTGTTACATGTAGCGGGAAGAAGTTGACGGTTGTCATGGACATTGAGGCCGCACTACGGAGGGAGCAGGATGGCTGATATTCTTACAATTATAGCCGCTGTGGAGTGGATGGCGCTTGTCCTGTGGAAGCTCAAGGGGTGGAATCGAAAGATGGAAGAGTTATACGAAGACATGAAGAAACAGTGGGAGGCCGAGCATGAGTAGACCCAAATATCCGTGGTGGGGCTATGTCCGGGAGATCCTTAGGCGGTACCCTGACTACACAACAGAAGCCGAAGCCGCGGCGGTTACATCTGCGATAGCACAGACGGGGCAGATGCCAGAGGGGCAAAGCCGTCTTGCCGTGATCGGCATGGTGTTTTTCCGCAAGACCCACACACTTCAGGGAGCGGCGCTAGAGGTGCCATGCGGGTACGAGACCGCGAAGCGGTGGCAACGGTCATTCCTGATGCTGGTAGCGCAGAAACGCGGGTTACTGGACTAAAAGAATAACCACAAAAGCCAAACACCTGATGTAGGATGGAGGCATGGAGGTGTATGCCTCTGCGCCTCCTTTTCTACCGCCCGGCACCGAGGCGGGTAATATCGGGCCTATATGCCGCCGGTCGGACACCACCCCACTATTCGGGGCATGAGGGGTCGCACCCCTCTGGCGACTTATATGCTGAGTATGGACAATACTGTGGACGTGTGGCGGCTCACTACCGCCTCCCAGCTCCACGAAGATGAGTGTGAAAGGGTGAAGGTGCTGTGCTGAAGTCTTGTCCATATTGCGGGATGATTCATTCGGCTGGTTTTATTTGCCCTAAAAAGCCAGAGCGGGGTAAGAAACGGTCGAGCAAGGCGGATCACTTCCGGAAGAGTTGGGCCTGGCAGCGCAAGCGCATCCAGATCCTGAAGAGGGATTTTTACCTTTGCCGTGCGTGCAATGCGGGAGGATACGGAGTGCTTGGGGTAAACCAGGACCTATCGGTTCACCACATCGAGCCGCTGGAGGAGCGGTTCGACTTGAGGCTGGAGAATGACAATTTGGTCACCTGCTGTTCGCGTCATCATGAGATGGCAGAAGCAGGGAAGATACCGCGGGAGTACCTGCATGCGCTGGCCCAGGTATCCCCCCGGTGGGGGGCCATTACATGGGGCGGCTCGTGTCAAGACCAACTGCGGCCCCCTGGGCACAAGGAAGTTTAGAAATGAGATTTTAGGGGGAGGGAGTGCGCCAGATGGGGGGAAGGCCCGCAAAATCGGTGAAAGTGAAGACCGGGGCGATCGCCAGCAATGACGCGGCGGTCCGCACGTCTGTAGAGGACAAGCTGCGCGGGGAGGCGGTGAAGCCGGAGCCCCCGGCTGGGCTCACCGCCGGTCAGGCGGAGATTTTCCGGTTTATCGTGGACGGCCTGGCTGCCGGAGAGATCCTAGGCCGGATGGATGTGTTCGCGCTGGAGAGCACGGCCGTTGCCGTGGACCGGCTGCGGACGATCAACGGCATGATCGACGAGGACCCGGGTCTGCTGCTTAACAGCGCATTGCAGAGCAGTCGGGCGAAGTATCAGAGCGATCTGTGGCGGGGGTGCAGCGAACTGTGCCTGTCGCCGCAGGCCAGGGCAAAGCTGGGCGGCCTGGCCGCGCAAAAGGCGAAGGAGAGTAGGGACCCCCTGGTGGAGGCCCTGGGGGCCGATGATTGAATCGAGCCGCGCTTATCAGTACGCCAAGTGGTGCACACAACGGAGCAACCAGAAGGTCGGCCGGTATGTGAAGCTCCAGGCGAAAGCTTGGCTGAAGATTGCCGACGGGAAGCACAAGGAGGCATACGTCAGCGAGCCGGCGTACCGGAAGATCTGCCGTCTGCTCGGCCTGATGGTCCATCCAGACCTGCACTGCACCATGGACAAGGGCCTGGAGGACTATGCCTGGTTCCTGATCGTAGCGGTGTTCTGTACGCTTCGCCGGGAGGACGACAGGCGGTTCTATGAGACGGCGCTGTTGGAGATCGCCAGAAAGAACTTCAAGACCTTCAACAGCGCGGTGATCTTTATCATCGGGCTGCTGACGGAGCCCCGCTTCTCCCGGTTCTTCTCCGTGGCGCCGGATTACAAACTGTCCTCGGAGCTGCGGCTGGCGGTACGGAAGATCATCAAGGTTTCGCCGGCGCTGGTGAAGCACTTCAAGGTCACGAGGGACATGATCACCTGCCTGGTCACAGAGACCGAATACATGCCCCTGGCGTACTCAAACGACGGCATGGATGGACGCCTGGCCAATATCTTTCTGGCGGATGAGGCGGGCGCGCTGGACAGCTACCCGGTGGAGGCTATGCGGTCCTCCCAGATCACGCTGGCCAATAAGCTGGGTATCATCATCTCCACCCAGTACCCGAACGACAACAACGTCCTCACCGACGAGATCGATATCGCCAAAAAGGTCCTGGACCGGGTCCTGGACAGGGAGAACGTGTTTTCCCTGCTCTACGAGCCGGATGACGCCCTCCGGAAGCAGTGGGAGACCAACGACCTGGTTCTCTACCAGGCGAACCCCGTCGCGGTCAACAATGCCGGGGTACTCCGGGCCATCAAGGACCTGCGCTCCATGGCGGTCCTGTATGAGAACAAGCGGGAAAACTTCCTGTGTAAGCACTGCAACATCATGTACAAGGGCCTGGGTGTGGAGGGCTACATCGATACACAGAAGGTCATGCAGTGCCGGCGGCGGGAGGATCTCAGCTTCTGGAGCGGTCGGCGGGTCTGGGTGGGCCTGGATCTGGCGCAGTCTGACGATAACACAGCCGTATCCAT